CTAGCAGCAGGAGATATTTTATTTCCTATGATTAAATCATCAGTAGCTGGGTCTGTACTACATATGACATTAACTATACAAACAACTACCTATTAATGACTACTAAAGAAGAATTAGTTTCGATGAAGAAAGATATAAGCTCAATTAATGGGAAGATGGATAGTATAGATGCAAAATTAGATATGCTAACTGAGAAGTTATTAAATCCAGATACAGGTGTTACTGCTAGGGTAAATAGAAACACATCAATGAGGAAGGTTTTAGTTAAGGCAATGTGGGTTATTTATGGTTTAACAATAGGAGCAATGATAAAAATATTTACAACTTAAAAAAATAAAATTATGGCAACAAAAATAGTACCATCAGATTTAATAGTAACAATTACAGAATCATACACTCTTAATGGAGTGAGTTATGGTAATACAATGAATAAGACATATAATGATAATGGGCAGGTATCTCAAAGAGTTATGTCGATTGCTGGTAAGGGAGATGGAAGTGATTTTACAGGTATACTAGCACTATCTACTGCTGATGGTCAGGGACAGTTTGTTGAATTAAATTATAAATACTTCAGAATTACAAACCTAGACACAGCAAACACACTAAATCTTAGGGTTTATAATGGAGTGGACTATGTATTCTTTGAGTTATCTCCTGCGAGTAGTTTATTGCTTATGGACGCTGGTTTAGATGCAACTACAGCTGTAGGTGCAGTAACATTTGCAGATATTGAAACAATTGTAGGTCAGTCTAGCCACACTACTGAGGCTATAGATGTTGAGTTTTTAATGGTTACAGCTTAATGCTAATTTATTTAAAATAAAAAAATAGAAATTATGCCTTGTTACGAATGTGAAAATGGATTATGGAGATTTGGAGAAACTGGAAAGTGTGAATATTCCTCAAAATCAGAATGTGATTTACAAAATGAAGAATATTATGCTGATGATGAAAATCATGATTATCACCTTCATTTCAACCAAGAAATGATGGATGAATTACATAATGATGGTAGATTAGAAGTTAAAGTAGAAGAAGATGGTAGAGAAATGCTTATTCTATTTACTTATGATTCTGAAAGAGAAGATGAGGAATACAGTCCAGAGGAAGAAGAAGAAATTAAAGATAGTTTTGGTATGTATTTTGATAAGGTTATTAAAAGCCTTAAGAAATAAAAAAATGACTTTAGATTATTTTAAAGAGAGTGAGTTCACTTGTAAGTGTGGATGTGGTGAAACTGTTATAAGTAGACACCTTCTTGAAATGCTAGATGAGGCTAGAGATTTTGCAAAGACTCCATTTGTCATTACGAGTGGTTATAGATGTAAGAAACATCCTGAATCAATTAAGAATCCAACATCATCACATATAAAAGGATTGGCAGTAGATATTAAATGCACAAACAGTAAGAAAAGAGCTATCATTATTGATGCTTTAGGATATGTAGGGTTTAAAAGATTCGGAATAGCAGATACTTTTATCCATACAGACATAGATGAGAAAAAATCAAATCCATCGATTTGGTTATATTAATTAATAAATTAACTTAAATATATATTATGAATTTTATTACAGAAAATTGGTTGGAGTTATTAGTAGGACTAATGGCAGCAGTAAAGGTTGTTACAAACTTAACTCCTTCAGATAAGGATAACAGAATATTTGGCTGGTTAGATACAGTTATAGATGCTCTTATTCCTAATTACCCAAAGAAGAAATAGTGGTTCAGAAATGGATAGGGTCTATGCTAATGAAGGGAGGCATAACACCAATAACTGAATTACTAAAAGCAGTAAAAGAGTTATTTACGGACACAAAAGGCAAGTGGAGTAGCAAGAGAACAATCAGTGGTGTGATAGTTTTAGCTGCAAGTTTATATATAGAAAAGAATGGCATTGATACTAATGCGTTAATACTAACAGGGTTAGGAATTTTACCATTATGCTTTTCAGTATTTGAAAAAAATAAGACTAATACTAACTGTAGTTGTAAAAAATAAGTATCTTTGCTTTAAGATTTAGATAGGGTTGTGCCTGTCTTTGTTTCATTGTTTATAGTTTTCAAGAGTGGGATGTTCAAAAACATCTCACTTTTGTATTATATAGCTTTTTTTATTCGTATGTTTGTTGCTTAATAACTAATACTATAGATATGAGCAAAGACAAAAGAGATAACCGAATGAGGCTTACAGCACAGGAGGTGGACTTAGTCAGAGAAGATAGGGCAGAGTCAAACACTAACACTAATGGTAACAATGCATTAGACCTTAATTTAGCAGATAGAGGTATAGACAAGAAAGATGTGGTATCTGTAAAACATTGGCAGTCTGCTAGTGGAGAATTTAGATTTAGTATTGTAACTAAGGAAGATTTAACTGCTAATCAGAATGACATCCTAGAATCAGTCAGTAATTTTATAGAGAAGCACTCTCCTCATTACCCTTCAGTAAAGAGAACAACTAAACAGAATAATCACTTGTTAGTAATAAATCCTGCAGATATTCATATAGGTAAATATGCTAATCATCTTGAAACTGGTGATGGTTATAATGTAGAGATTGCTTGTGAGAGGGTGTTAGAGGGTCTACAAGGGCTTATAGATAAATCTCAAGGCTTTGAGGTGGATAGGGTTTTATTTTGCATAGGGAACGATATTCTGCATATAGATAATGTTTACAATACAACTACAGCAGGTACTAATCAAGATGTAGATGGTAAATGGTGGGAGCATTTTGAAATTGCACTAGCACTATATGTTAGGTGTGTTGAGATACTTAGAGAAATTGCACCTGTAGATGTCATTCATTCAATGAGTAATCACGATTACCAGAGTGGATTTCATTTAGCACACGCATTAAGGAGTTGGTTCAGAAATGATAGTGAAGTAACTTTTGATATATCAGTAGCACATAGAAAGTACTATAAGTATGGAAAGAATTTAATAGGACTTGAACATGGAGATGGTGCTAAGATGGCTAACCTTCCTTTAACAATGGCGAATGACAGACCTAAAGAATGGGCTGAAACTACTCATAGGTATTGGTATCTACATCATTTACATCACAAGGTTAAGCAAAAATGGTTAGATGGTAAGGATTACATTGGTGTTACTGTTGAATATATGAGAAGTCCAAGTGGTACTGATAGTTGGCACTCAAGAAAGGGATATGTAGGAATTCCTAAGGCAGTTGAGAGTTTCCTGCACGAAAAAGACAGTGGTCAAGTAGCTCGTTTAGTGCATTACTTTTAAACAGAAGCACAATACATATACAATTTTACTCTAGTAGATTAACAATTTTCAAAGAATTGTTAAAAAGTACTTGTTTATTAATTCCAATTTTATATATTTGCCTCAATTAATAACTAAAACAATAAACAAAAATGGGAAAGATGAAAGAACAATTTACTCAACAAAGAGAAGAAACAATTAACGCAATGCACGACATTGCACAGAATCAGAATACTAATCAATTAAATAATCAAATGGCAAAAAAAACAATGCAGGAAAAACTAACAAAACAACCAGAGGTAGTTGTTGAAACAAGAACAGAGGCTTTAAGAAGACTTTATAAAGAGAATGGCTTAACTGCTGAGGATGTCTTTAAAGACCCTAGAGGATTTGTAATCATCACTAGAACAGGTATTGATAAGATTTCTGCTAAGAATGGAATCACTATTGGGTATGAAGTAGTAACTATGGATGTAGATAAAGGTATCTGTGTATTGAAGGCAGCAGGAACTATGAAAGTAGGTAATGATGTTAGAAATGTAATGAGTTTTGGAGAAGCATCTCCTGCTAACTTAAATGGTGGTGGTAAGAAATTCCCAGTATCAATGGCAGAGAAAAGAGCAATGAGTAGAGTAGTTCTTAAACTTACAGGATTCTATGAGCAAGGAGTATTTGGTCAGGATGAAATAGTAGATGAGCCTAAGTAATCAGGATATAGATGAACTTTTTGATGGAAAGCCTAGTGAGTTAACATACTCACAATGGCTGACCATTGAAGGGAACATTGACTTCACATCACTCACAACAACAATGAAGTCTGATATTCTTAATAGGTTGAATGATTTATCAGAAGAAGAAGCAGAGGAAATAATAACTAAACTATACAACAATAGATATGAAAAAGACCCACAAAAACAATGGCTCAAAATGCTCAAAGATGGAGTATTTAAGCATAGAGATTTTTAGACACTTCCTAGAGTCTTTCACTTATATTATATGGAAGAACAAAAGTGTATTAGATTTCGCTACAGAAGATGAGATTATGAGTCTGCTAGATGAAAAACAATTACTAGACTTTTATCATTTCAATAAGACAGAGTTCAAAGTAAGCATAGATAAGATTGAAAAGCATATGCATAGAAATGACTAAGAAATATTCACTACTAAAGATAAGACAATCAAGGAATGAGTTTGAAGCACTGCTAAGGATTTATGGTATATCTAATTCAACTCTATGTAAAGTAATAGGAGTTAATTATGCTACCAGTAGAGATTTCATAAAGATACCATCCAACCTTAGATTTATACACGCACACAGATTAGCGGACTTTATAGGATTAACAGTTCAAGATGTAGTTGATACAATAGTGTACGACTTAAATAAACAATAAACACAATGAAAAGAAGAAGATTAAAATTTAGCGACTACTATAACAATATAATTATGTCTGAATTGGCAGATATATATGAAGTAGATAAAGATAGAATATTTTTAGGCAGCAGAAAGAAAAACATTATATTTGCTAAGAGAATGTATATATACATATTAAGAGAGATGTTTGGGTTAACTCTAGCAGAAATAGCAGGTGTTACCAACTTACATCACTCATCAATAATTCATCATACTAGAAAGTTTGAATTCTTCTACAATAATTATACTGAAGAATCTGACTTATTTAAAAGGATAGAGAATAAAATAATTGAAGTAGAGATAGATGAGGAAATATTAGGATTAGAGCTTAGAAGGAATAAAATCAAGGATTCATTAACTAAATTATATAAAATTAAAAAACAACAAAATGTCAGAGAAAAAAGAGAAAGTCTACTTACCGAGTAGCATTAAAAACATCCCAACAAAGTATGGGGAAATGATGGTTGCCAACTTTAAATTAGATGAGTTGCAAAAGAACTCAAAGAATGGTTGGGTGTCAATGGTTATTTCAGAAAGGAGAGAGCCATCGGAAAAAGGTGCAACACATTATGCTTATGTAAATGATTTTGAGCCAAAGGAGAAGGCTAATACAGCTCCTAAGCAAGAATCTAGTAGTGATGATAAGGATGACTTACCATTCTAAATAAAATAAAGGGGAGAAGTTGGAGTTGAGATATACTCCTTCTTCTTCTTTTTAACTAAAACTATAACACAATGAAAGAACAACCAAACTATTATGCTATCCTGTCTGCTGAGGTTAGATACGATAATAGACTAAAGGCTAATGTTAAGCTCTTATACGCTGAAATAACTGCCCTGTGCAATATGAATGCTGAATGTTTTGCATCTAATAAATACTTTGCAGACCTATACGATAAAGAAAAAGGAACTATTTCTGGATGGATAAGTCAATTAGTTAAGTATGAATACATTAAGATACGATATACATACAAGGAGGGTACACGAGAAATATCACATAGGTATATTAAAATAATCGATAAGGGTATGTTAAAAATATCTAAAGACCTATGCGATAAAAATCGAAAGAGTAATACTACAAGTATTAATACTATGAATAGTAATACTACAAAGGGTAGTGTGAGTTTTAAAAAACCAACAATTATTGATGTTAAAGAATATTGTTTAGAAAGAAAAAATTCTGTAGATGCAGAAACATTTTATCATTTCTATGAATCTAAAGATTGGAAAATAGGAAAGAACAAAATGAAAAGTTGGAAAAGCTGCATAATTACGTGGGAAAAAAGCAGAAACAATAATACTAACGATAGGACTACATCACATAGACACGAGAAAGGTCAAGATTATGGAGATGGTTCTTTTTAAAAACTAAAACAATGAGAACAATAGAAGATACATTTAAGATAGAAAATTTCCTACAACCTAAGATTTACAATAGGTATATGCTAGGTACTAAAGAAGAATTGAAAGAAATGTTTATTAAAGCATTTAAGCATTACGATAGAACGATTGATGTTTATAAGCATCTTCCTGAGTATGATGAGATAATAGATTGGTTATCAGACACGAAAGGAAGGGGTTTAATGCTAATGGGTGAGTGTGGATTAGGGAAGTCTACAATACTAAACTATGTTATACCTGCAATCTTTAGGACGAAAACAAATAAGAGTATGAAAAGTATACCAGCTAAAGAACTTGGTGCTATAGAGAGAAGTGATGCTTCTTTTATTATAATTGATGACTTAGGAACTGAGAGTATTAAGAATGATTATGGAACTAAGATAGATGCAGTTTCAGATGCAATCTCTTATGCAGAGGATAGTTCAAAGACTTTACTAATAACAACTAATTTAGCATCAAAAGCATTAAAAGAAAGGTATGATGATAGGACTTTAGATAGGCTAAGGAAGTGTAAGGTGGTGGTTATCAAGGGTAAAAGTTTTAGGAACTAATTAGTATAAAATTGAATTATTTTTATATATTTGTACAATGAAAAACACAGAGCAAGAAAAGATAGAGAAGTTCAAAGTGCCAGAAGTTATTAATTCTGACTTAACATACTATATGCAGTTTGGATGGAAAAGACTTAGAGATTCATCATCTAAAGCTAAATCAGCAAGTAAATTCTTAGGGAATACTTATGAGGATAGATTTCCTATACAGATAGATTAATGACAAATACTCAGTTAAACAACTAATTAAAAAAATATAAGGGTAAGACCTAAAGAGCTTTTAATTTTTCAGTCTGAGTAGTAAAGGGGAGGCTTCAGATTCCTCCCCAATACAATTTAAAAAATAAAATATGAAAGAATCAGAACGAACGTACTCAACTATAAAGAATGTCTTGCGTGGACATATAAAGAATAATGTCAAATCATTATGGACGTGGGCAAATGACGAATTTCGCTGCATCTATAACGACTACTCAGGAGATGAACGGATTTACACTTCCAGTCAATTACTAAAACTTTTAACAAAATGATGTATTTAAGCCTAATAGCAGGAGTAGTACTCTTTATAGCATTTATGCTTATAATAATGAATATTATAGAAAGTAAGATAAGAAGTAAAGCAAATGAAAGAATCCTATGGAAGATAGATAATATGCCAAAGAGAGATAAGGTCGTTACAAGAACAGGAGGACTTGCTCACGATAGAATCTATGATACTATATTGGATGAAGATATTATAATGGATGATATGGAGGTAGACAATAAGAAGAAATGAATATGGTATTTATAATAAAGATATGAGCGAAAAACACAGTAAATATTATTACGAGAAGGGGAGGAATACAAGTACCACTTGGAAAGATGAGGTGGTAGAAGATAAGAGTAAGAAATGGAGTGGAGGAGAAATTAACCCTAAGATGTTGTTAAGTAAGGATGAGTTAGATTACAGTAAAGATAAGATTCCTAACTACTACATTGGTAAGGTGTATGGGTATGAGGCTAGGAAAGTAATAGAGGACTTTGATTTATCCTATAATATCGGTACTGCCACCACATATTTGCTCCGAGCAAAAAGGAAGCACACTACAAGTGTTGAGTGCATACAGAAAGCAATCAATCATCTTGAGTTTGAATTAGATAAGATTAAGAATGAAGAAACCGATATTTAGGGTATTCGTATCGTATGAGATAAAGAATAAAGCTGCCGTAACAAGGAAGGTTATTATGGGTATCTTAGATACATTTGCACTAACCTCTAACATAGATGAGATAAAGAAAGATACAGAACTGATAGATAGGATATGTTACTTAAATAAAAAGAACCTCAGTAAAGTAGACATCACTATAACGAATGTTGATGTTGAATACCAGTATGGTGAAACTACTGATAGGTTTGATGATGAATACTAAATAGATATTATGCCGAAGATTAGAAAGATAAAAGTAGGAGATAGAAAAGATAAGAGAGGTGGTGGTTACTCAAGAAGAAAGTTTACTGTTGCTGAAGCTGATGCAATTAGACTAGAGTTCAATACATCAGAGAGTAAGATAACTATATCTGCTATGGCTAGGAAATATGAAGTATCACAACCACTAATGTATCAACTACTCAAGGGAACAACCTATACTGATAAGGGGGTAGGGGGTATGAAGGGGATAGGGGGTATAGGGGATAGGGGATAAGGGTATGGCAATGAAACAAGAAGCAAGAGTACAGTCAGCATTTTGCACATACATTAAACTATCTTACCCTGACATAAGGTACTGTGCATCTCTAGGTGGTATAAGAACATCAATGACTCAAGCTATAATGGCTAAGAAGACTGGATATGTTAAAGGCTTTCCTGATATGCAGGTGCTGAAGGTCAATAGCG